AGGCGTTTGAGGTGTAATACCAAACAGATGCAGTAGATACATCAAAGTTAATGGTTCCAGTAGCGGCTGAGGCAACAACATTTACATCCTCCTCAAAGCCTTTAATTATTAAATCTGATTGACTAGTTGCAATATTTAAGGTAACAGCCCCAGAAGTTCCGCCTCCTGATAAACCAGTTCCTGCGGTAACAGCCGTGATATCGCCAGCAGGCAACAAAGTAGTTGTTTCAACTCTTGTATCAGTAATGTTTGCAGTTAAAATTGATGTCACGCCTGCTCCAACTGCAATGGTAGCCAAAGAAATTGAATTGGCTGGGGTAGCAGGTGCAACAGGACTAGCGGCAGGAGTGCCAGCCACGACATTGATTGCTACTTGATTCAAAGAACCTGTGTAATAAGCGTCTGATACAGTTAAACAAACACGATCAATACGAGGATTGCTTGGATTAGCAGTAGTTATTGTTGCGGTTGTAGAAGCGTCATTGTAAGAAACATAAACACCCATGTTGGCTTGCGTTGTTCCTACTATCGCTGCCCAACCTGAATCAACAAGCACTGACATACCAGCAGGAGAGTTTTGAGTTACTTTTAATGAATTAACTAAAGTGGTTAAACCTACAATGCCTGTCGTATAGTACATGGCTTGCGAAGTAAGGCGGTCATTTTCGGCAGGGTGAGATCCATTTTGTAGCCAACTGGGTGGATTGCGTAATGCCATTATCTCTCCTTAGATGTAAGAATCATACCATTGAACATTTGCAGCCGTAGTGCCAGCAAGCGTACTACTGCCAGTCAAATAAAATTGAGAAGTGCCTGGAGGGGCAGAAAACCACTGTCCTGAAGTCAAAAGATTTCTAGCCGTATTGCCATTTAATGTAATAAGTTTGTCTTGAAGATTGATTACTAGGCTGTCTGTGTTTGTGTACGTTCCTGAAAAAGTCAAATAGTAGCCTTGCGTAACATTTCCCAAAGTAGGGTTTGTAATTGGTCCATTTAATGTAATTGTAGGATAAGAGGTAGCCCAGCCGTCATTAGTGACAGCAGTAGTAGTTGCGTAAGATCCTCCTCCGTAAACCAAATTGTATGTACGGTTATAGGTTCTACCCAAAGGGTTTGAAATTGCAAGTGAAGCAGTCCTTGACACATTGTTAAAATAAAAAGGAAATGGACAAAAAAACTCTATTTGAGATGTAATCATTCCGTATGTATAGTTAGGATCTATTGTTGTTTTAATACCTCTAACGCGAGCATTGATAAATTGTTCAACTCCTGTTGGCGATAATAAAAAGTATAAAGGCGTAGTGCCTGTTGTTTGAGGCAACAACTTAGATTGTAATGTATTGAAATTAGTTTGCGCTGAAGTAGCGCCTGAACCAAATGTTTGAACAATCATGGTAATTGATCTGCCATTGTAGAAATCTTGACCTGTAAACATACCGTCTGAGTATCCGCGATTGTCGTCTTGGTTACGAATTGAAGGCACACCCTCTAATCCGTCTACGCTTAATATTTGATAAGGAGATCCAGCGCCGCCAAACACTTGGCTATTAAAAGAAAATGAATAATAATTAGTTACAACAGGCATTAGTCGCCTCTTCCTGTATTACGCGCTACTGAATAAGTGTAAACATTTGAACTTGGGTTGTTTGCTCCGTAAGTAAAGTTGCTTGTCGCTGGCGTTTTGGTAACAGTTCCTGAAGCAGATGTTGTAATTACCATTCCGTATTTAATAGCGTCTACTGCGGATTTGGCAATGTCGCCAGCGGAAGCGCTTGAACTAGAATTAACTGTAACATCAAAATTACTGTTGTAGTTGTTTTCTAAAAATGCTCCACCTGACGATCCTCCGTAATTAGGCACTGTCGTAATTTTACCGCCAACCGCACTGCCGCTTATTGCCGCCATTGCTCCTGCAATTTCAGCCAATTGTTTTTTCAAATCATCTAATTTAGCCTTTGTGGCTTTAGCAATTTCATCTATCGCTTCCATGTATCTTTTTTGAGATTCAAGCAAAGCGTCAGCCATGTCTTTTTCTGCCTCAACAAGCGCGTCATTAAACGCTGTTTGCGCTTCAGCAAGTTTTTCAACGCTATCTGCTAATGCTTCAGCGTTGGCTTTTTGATAATCACTGTTAATTTCTTTCAATGTATTAGTTAGATCTACCGACACCTGAGAGTAAGCCCTCATCAATTCATCAGTGGCTAGTTTGCCTCCAGCGTTCATTGTAGTGGCAAGACCATCTAATCCATACTCGCTAATAATCTGCAATTGACTGTATAAACTTTGTAATTGTTTTGTTGATTCAGGGGTGGCTGACTTTAATGCCTCAGCCAATTTGTTGCCTGTTTCAGTTCCGCTTTTAACAACTTCTTCAATAAAGGTTTGAGAATAACCCATTGCGGCAAGTGCTTTAGCGTTGGCTTGTAAATCTCTTGCTGCGCTTAATTTATCGGTAAATACTTTGATTACGCCTTCGGCTGATCCATCTTCTTTGAAAGCCTCAGTAACGCTAAAAGCAGTTCCTGTTGCAAACGCGCTACGCAAACGATCAACAGACTGTTTAACAATATCAGCCATTTTTTCAACTGCGTTTTTTCTTGCCGTAATCTCATCTTCATCGCGTTTGTTTTGAATATCTTTTAATTTGTCGTTATATTCTTTTGTAATTTGAAGAATAGCCTTGGAGTGAGTTTTTTCTAGATCAGCCTTACGATCATTGAATTTTTGCTTAATGTTCATATCGCGCTCATTTTTGTCTTTTAATGCTTCACTTAATTTATCTTGCGATTCAAGTATTGCTTCATTCATTTTGTCGTAAATGTCTTGAACCTTTTTTGCCTCAGCCTTCAATTTGTCTGAGTTCTTTTTAGCATTAGGATCTGCGATAAATGGAGTGACAAACTCAGCGCCTTTAGTAGCCATGCCGCCACCCATGCTCAATGAAATCTTTTTATTAGCCAATTTGTCTAAATCGTTGCTAAATGTACGCACGCTGTTTGCCGCGCCTGATATTGACTTTTCAGCCTCTTTCATTCCTGGAACCTTCAACATAGCCAAGAAGCCAACTACCTTTGCTATTGCTCCTAGAAAGTATCCAAATCCATTGAGAATTACCTGAATACCCGTAACAATTCCTTTTCTAAATCCTTCAAATTTGTTCCAAGCAAAAACAAATGCGCCAGCAAGCAAAGCAACAGCAGTTACAAGCATGCCTATCGGGTTTTTCTTAGCCAAAGCAGTAAATGTAGCCATTTCAAAATTAGCAACCTTCATGGCTAATCTATAAACACCCCAAGCGGTAGCGCCAGCCAATAACACTGCGGTAAATACGGTTATTGCTTCTTTATTATTGCTCATAAATGTGCCTAGTAATTCAAATGCTGGCAATATTCCTACTTGTAAAACTTTTAACAATGTTTGATAGATAGGTAGTAAGCCAGTTCCTATTTTTGTTTTAGTATCTTCAAACTGTGCGGCTAAAGTTCTTTGTTTGTTTGCTACTCCGTCAGCAGTTCTTGCGTAGTCGCCCTGCGCTGATTTAGTTTGTTCCATTACCAGCGCGTATGTTGCCTGCGCTTTGATAGCAGGAGGTAAAACACCAGTGGTTGTTTGAATCAATCCCATTTGCAATGCTTTGTTTTTCAAAGTCACTTCGTTAAGAGCAACACCAAACTTTTTCAAAGGTTCTGATTCGCCAGCCAATCCTGAACGCAAAGCCATCAATGCGTCTTCAGTTGAAGTATTGTTAAATGAAGCAAGATCTGCGGCTAATTGAACCAATGTTGTAGACATGGTTGTTGCTTCGCCTCTAGCCAAACCAAATGCTTGGAATAGGTTGCCGTATGTTCCTGCCGCTTCAAGTGCTTTCTGATTAGACAAACCCATGTTCTTTGCGGCGTTTTTAGCAAAATCTTCAACAGCCTTAGAGTTTTCTCCAAACACAACCTGAACCTTAGATAATGATTCGTTCATGTTGCTTGCCGCTTGAATAACGTCATTGCCAAACTTCATTACTTGTTGAGCGCCAAACACAACGCCCATTGTCATGCCTAATGTTTTGACGCGTGAAATCATTGAGCCCATGCCAGTGCTAGCAGTTGCTACTGATCCGTTTAATCCTTTGATACCTGCTTCAGCCTGAGCCAAACCAGCCTTTAATGAAGAAACATCTGCCTGTATCTGAACTAGAATTGGTGGAATAGCACTCATGTCTATCCTTTCACCACTCTAATAAATGCTGTTGTAAAAATCCTGTTCAACACTCCACTGACCATTAACTTATTTGCCGCAGGTGTTAGATACGGAAATTTTACGCCACTTTTCCACACTGGGTTGCCTAATTCAATTGCTCTTGCGTACTCTGCTGACGATCCAACAGTTGCCGTATAACCTTTCAAACCTTTTGTTGCTGGCGAAGCCTTAATTTTGTTCACCAAATTACCTGTAACAATGTTTGGACCTTCACCTGTTCTTGGTCCAATATGCGGTAGTCCAGGTGCGTGAGATCCCGTGTTGGCATTTGCTTTGGCTTGCGCTTCAATAGCCAATGCCGCCTGAGATGTAGCAATCAATGCCGCTTGATCTACTCTTGCTTCAGTAAGGTTTAACCCTTTAAGAATCTGATCCATGTTAGACACGCGAACATAACCACTCATGATTTGTTCAACCTATCTGCCTTCACTTGTTCCACTGTCGCCGCAATAGCAATTAGCCAATCAGCCTGACCTGCTGGTAGTTCATCTACCTGCTCAGGTGTCCAGCCAAATCTATCCGCCATTTGAAAGTAGTACCACTGCTCGTCAGGATATTCAAAGTTTTCAACTCTGTGTCCTCCTTCAAGCAACCACTTTAAGCGTTGAAGTTGGCGGTAGGCACTTTTGGGTCTGCCTCGTTTGTTGGCGTGTCAGCCAAGTTAGGAAACAGAGATGATTGCGCTTCTTTTGTTTGATCAACCAAGTAATCGTAATCTTTCATTTCAAGTTCGCCCAATGAATCCAAATTCAATGAAGGAATTAGCAAATCAAATGACCATTCTTCAATTAGCATGGCTAGTAATGCGTCACCTAACGCAAGTGCTTTGGATAAATCGCCACCTATTGCTTGATCGGCAGTAGTCATAACTTTTTTGCGATCTTTTACGCGCAGTGTTGAAGGATCTTTAAGTGTAACTGTTGCGCCTGACGGCAGTTTAATTGTCTTTTTCATTTTGCCTCCTTTTGTTTGCCTTCCTATCTTATCAAACAAGGCATTGAGGCGCGGAATTGCGGGAAGGCGTACGCAATCAACCTGACCGCCCCAATGCTGGATCTATTTGTTAAGCGTAAGTTCCTGAAGCCTTGGCGTTTTGTAGCACCCATTTGATTGGAGCGTATCCGCCAGTAGAACCTGCGTCTGTTGTATTACCTTGACCATTGATATCAACAGCAATTTGTACAAAGTCTTGACCGCGATCAATAACTGCGGCTACATAAGCACCCCTTGTAATCGTTGCTTGAAGTTGAACCAAAGCGGCACCAGTTCCGTATGACCAGTTAAGGACAATGGCTGGTTGAGTGTTTGATAGGAAGCGTGTTAATTCAGTATTGTCTTCCATTACAAAAGTAAACTTACCTGTCACCTCTAAAGCACCCAAGAAAATGTTGTAAGGATTCTGAGTTTGTGATATGCCGTAGATAGGTGTTACTGGTCGCTTCAAGTCAATGTTTCCACTAACTGTATTTGAAATAGAAGATCCACCAATTGAAACTGTGCCTTGCCATACTGGAGTTGGAAGGATAGTTGAGAATGAGGGAGTAGGTGTTGAAGCACTTGCTGAAGCCCAGCCAGTTGCTTTTGCGTCATACTCTAACATTCCGTCAGCGTTGAACTTCAATGAGAAATCAGAGAACTGCATACCTGCGTATGCGCGAACTGCTGCTGAATAGAAATCGGTTAGTGTGTAAGAAATTGGTTGAGCGTCTGCCGCCGCAACTGCTGAGTTTTTCAAAGAGACAGTGTGAGTGTAAGGTGCGCTTGCTCCTGTTGTCGCTACTGAACCCATAACGCCAGCAATTGAATATCCGATAGTGTCAGGAAATACTGATCCACCAAAATCAAATGTTGAACGGGTGCGACCAGGAATGTAGTTGTAATTTTCAACCATAGATCCGCGTAGACCCTTATCATATAAAGGATCAATCAAATCTACTGGCTTCAAAGTATCAACCATTACTGGAATAAAATCTGTTGGTGCTACTGCGGTTCCTTTAGTTGCTTCTTTAGCGATACCTAAATAACTGCGTACGGAATTTTGTACTGACATTTAATCACTCTCCTGCTTTCAAGTCTGACGGGGCAGACGCTGTTGTTGGTTTGCTGGCGCCAGCAGGTACTACATTTGCGGAATTGAAATCTGCTGGGGCTTCAAATTCCTCACCTGACTTGACAATGATCGCAAGTGTCGGGAACACGCGCTCATCTGTTCCTGTGTATTTATATTTCATATTGCTCCTTATGCTTGGATCATTTCTGTTGCGTCAAATTCTATCTCAGCGAAGGTGTCTGTGGCGCCTTCTTTGTTTGTAGCAGGTTCGCCGTATCGGACATTGATAGCAGGCTCAGCGCCCTGCCAAACCAATGTGCCGTTTGTATCGCCAAATCTGTGATCTGAGCGTAATCTAGTTTTGATGTTGTCTATGAGTGTATCAAAATCTGTCATTGCGTCTTGTGATTGCGCATGAAGAGAGTGGTGATACACCTGAAGAATAATTGTGTAATCAACACGCTTCCAACCATTGGTTGCTCCGCCTACTGCAATACGGCTTTCTCTCTCAGAGGCTATAAAGATTACTGCCGCCGCACGTGACATTTGACCTGCTGTTGCATTGGTTTGAAAGTTGATGTTTTTAGGAAATGATACAAACACCTGATTGAGTGTTGTAATCTGAGGAGTAAGTAGAAAATTGTAAAGCGTAGCCCGTACGCCAGTACGCCCTGCCATTATCTAATCCTGCGGTATGCGTTAATCATTTCTAATGCTAGTGAGAGTTCATTGCCGTATCTCTGACTGCCTGTTGCGGCAGTTGGAGTTGGAGCGGTAGTGATATTCATGGTCATAGATGAATCTCCACGCACCTTGATAAAAGCCGTAGTAGCGATAATGCAGGCTTGTTTAACCGCGTTTGGTAGATTGCCAACGGCTACACCTGAAGCATGGCTATAAGCCAGCGCAGAGGTCGTAGGAATAGTGGTAGATCCGTATGAATAAGTAGAGGCAACGGTGATTGTTTCAGAACTAACACCATCATAGATCCTGTATGAATCTCCAGCGACAAATCCTGACCCGTCAGCAACGGTGAAACTGGTTGCGGCGGCAGTAGCGCTTGCAATTGTTGTGTTGCAATACCCTGCGGCATATTGATACTTAGTGAATAGTTGAACTCTTGGTGAATTGTAAGATCCGAACGCCAATGGACCAGCAGATGAGTAGGTTGTTTGCAGTTGAGATAAAGGAATAATTATCTGTTGATCTTCAAACCATGATTTTGAGCAATCAGTTAAAGCGGATAAACCGTTGGGATCAGTGCCGTATTCAAAACTGGTCAAAGATATAACTGGAGAATGGTTTGGGTGTAGGGCTATAAATCCTTGTGAGTTAATACGGGTTCTTTGTGTTTCAACTCTTTGTTGAGCGGTAAGATCCTGATTCAAATACTCATTAAGGTATGAAGTAGCCCTTGAAATTACATTTGCTAATTCAGCGTCTTGTGCCGCGCTGTTGCCTCCAACGACAAGGTTGCTATAATCAATAGAAGTTGGCGCATTTTTGTATTCAGCAATCGTCAAATATGGTCGCTCGTAATAAGTGTTAGTGGTTACGCCAACTGCCATGTTATTCCCCGTCTGTCGCTATTGCTTCAGATTCAATTCCGCAACGCCCACACTTGCGAAACCAACCATTGAAGCCACATTGTACGCAAGTAAATCCTCTATTGCGGTCACCATGTGTTACTGGATTGAGTGAAGCCTCAAAATAGCCTTCAGCCTTCATTGCCTTGATGTCTGATTTGTTTTCAACATTGTAAAGACCGCCACGATCAACCTTATATCGCCTGTGTCCAATGTCTGTTTCTTTTACGCCTTTATCGGGTGCTACTAATTTTGTCATTAAGCCTCCTTATTAAAATGAGGGGATCGCATTTAAGCAACCCCCTCACTGCCTTTACCTATTACGCAGAGATAATTCCTGAAACTGCACCGTTCCATGCTGGAGCAGTACAGAAGAATGTTCCTCTGAAGTATGTGCTGAACTCGTATGCAAACTGAGTTACTGGCCATTGAATACCCATGTAGTCCTGAACCATGAAGTTTGACCAAACATCTGACACTTCAGTATCAGGGATTGGTAAAGTAAATGATAGAACTGGAGATACACCTGCGTTTAGCCAAGGGTGAACCTCTAGTGGTACTGACTTGCCTGTTACTTCGTTTTGAAGTCCAGTAACGATTGAACCGTAAGTAGTTCCACCGCCTGTGCCTGGATTGTCAATGGTTAAACGATAGTTAGCAGTTGAGCCATTTTTGATAGCGTCAGATAATTGCTTACGATCATTGCCGTTGATAAGGATTAGATCTGGGTCAGCCTTAACATTTTGGTACAAGTTAGCAAAAACAGTCTGATATTCCACACCTGGATTAGAAGTTGAGAATACGCTGTTAATTGTGTTGTTGTAACCTGAGTTAGCACCTAGAACTGTTGGCAGAATGCCGTCATATCCAGTTGCGTAAGCAGATGTGTCTGCTGTTGCGCGAGTTGCGGCAGCACCAGTTGTTGTTAATGCAAAGTTGTCACCAGTTAATCCAGTTGTTCCTGCTCCTTGAATAAAGCAAGAGGTTCCCTTCATAGTTCCCTGATACTTACAGTTAGCAAGACCAGTTGCGGTTCCAACATATACGTTGTATCCAAGTGCGCCAGTGATAGCGGCAACAGATACTTTTAGAACATCGCCTGAAGCAACTACTTCTGAAGCAACGCTTGAAGCAATTGACTCACCGAAGCCGTTTACGGAAATACCTGCATCGGTAGTTACATAAACATAATAGGTTGTTGCGGCTATTGCGGTTTGTCCAGACGCTGCTACTGGTGAAGTAAGAGTTACTGTTGGAGCGGTAAGTGCTCCTGAGTATCCTGTGGCAGTTCCGCGTGCCATTAACATCATACGCTCTTCCATGAGCATTGTTGCGTACAGAGTAGTTGTTGATGATAGTTGGCGTAGATCTTGGTAGCCAAGACCTGAGAAGTTAGCGTCAAAAGAAACGCTATCTGATAGTGAGTATGAGTTGTAAGGCAGTACTAAATCGTCTGCGGTGTAAGAAATCTTTGCACCACGCTCGTAGTTAATTGATCCAAAAGCGGTGGTTGTTGATTCTGTGATACCTGGCCAAATCTGTGCTTGTGAACCAGTACCAGTACCTGTGTAGCCAGTAATGCGCTTAACACGGTGGCTTGTACCAACACCTTTTTTACGAGGAATGCGGTTACGAAGTGGAGTTGGACGAGGTGTTAGCAGTTTTGCTGGTGCTTCCAAGTCGAAAGCGGCAAATGATGTGCTAAGTGGAGATGTAAGTGTGATGTCTTTCTGAATATCTTGCATAGCCAAGCGTTGTGCTGCTAACGCGTTTTGTAGACCAGCCTGAACATCAGGTGATAGTGATTTGTTTGCGACTAATGTTTCCATTGCCGAAACTGGATCTTTGCTTGGTGCTTGTCCAGGAACAGTTGACACATTGGAAAGTGACTTTCCTAATTCAGAGGTATATTCCTCCATGCGTGAAACTGCTTCAACAGGACTTGAATCACCAAACAGATCGGTGGCACGAGGCATTTCAGCCATTATGGTTCCTTTCAGTAGGTTACTTGGTTGTGGCTTCAGTGGCTTTGGCTAGAAATTCATCTGCCAATTGCTTGTAGCCCTTCGCAAGTGTTGGGTCGGTTGTTGCTTTTGCTTTTTCTCTGTAGGTGGCAGACTTTACAAACAAATCATTGGAGGTTTCTCCAACTGGTTTTGCTGTTCGCTTTGGACCACCAGCCACTGCCTGAGATTTGGCGATTGCTAACTCTGACTCCAAACTTATTGCTTTCGTTTCTGCCGCCTCTTTTGCGGACACTAGCGAAGCAATCTCTGTTTTGAGTGCCTTTGTTGCGCTTTCTACCACTTGCTCTACTATGGCTTCAATCTCTGCTGGTTTTTCATCAGCAGAATCTTTTTCTTCAGTTGGTGTTTCATCTGCTTCAGCAGATTTAGGTGTTTCGTTAGGTGCGACAATGTCGGCTGTGCTCATGTGAGCAGTAGTTGTGCCGTCAGGCAATACTGTTGATCCACCGCCATGACTTTCTTCAGGCTTATGGCAACCGCACTCTAAACATTTATTTGTTTCAACTGATTTCTCTTCTTCAGTTTTCATCATTGATTTACTGTCGTGACCTTTGCACATTTCTTTATCGCAACCGCCTGCTTTGCCGCACTTCTCGCAACCAGCGCAATCGCAACCAACTGTTGATTTGATATGTGAATCTTTGTCCGCAGACATTTCAAGTACTTCTTCCATTACTTCTCCCTCTAATTTCTCACCTTGATACCAATTCATAAGGTGGTGTACGGCTTCTAGTAGTTGAGCAATGGAATTCTGTTCATCTGAACCTTCTGTTTCCATTTCCTTTGCTTCAATTTGAATCAATTGAGCAAGTGCGTTACGAGCAGTGTCGTAAGTTGCTTGATCAAACTTAACTACATCAGTTGCCTGCAATGATTTGGCTAACTCAATGATGTCGCTGGCTTTTTTCATGTTGGCTTCTTTCAGTAGATTTGGGTCGTCAAATTGTAGTGATTTTTTGGCTTTGCGTTTGTATTCTCCGCCACGCTTTTTATACTCTCGCACTACCCAAGAATTGGCTACGGCTGAAGGATATACATCAAATTTTTCTTTTGCCTCTGCTTTGACCCTGTTGTAGAGTTCCTTGTCGGTAGGCTCTGAGTTTTCTCCGCCTTCTAGCATTCCTTCATAGTCAGGCTTCTTGTCTTCTTTTTCAATCAGATCCTCTACCTGAATTAAAGTAGATTCACCTGACGCGCTCTTGGCTAAAACCAATTGGCAATTTGGGTTGGCTGGTCGGTCTACTAGGCTAACCTCTACGATCTGTCCGTCTACGATTCTTCCGTTTGCGGCAACCTTGTCGCGTGTAACTCTTGGATTCTTGATACCAATACTAAAACCTTTTAAAACTCCAGTCTCAACTTTCTTTACTGAAACAGGATCTACTACTAAAGCACTAATGTAATGTCCATCTGCCTTAGATTCGTATTGCTTGGCTACGCCAGCGGCAATGTTAGAGTGTTGTTCTCTAATGTTTCCGCCTGATTTGAACCAATTGGGCATAGCACGCTCTAACCAATCAGCGTCACAAATTTGTTGATCAATGTCTAATGCGTCATCTGTTGCTTTGCCGTATACAGTTAGGGTGCCGTCAGCGTTACGATCAGCCTTCTCAATTCCAAAGTATGATGTTGTTAAATCACTCATTGTTGATTTCTCCTTGTTTTCTTGTTCGTTGATAGTTCTCTTTGCCCAAGACCAACCAGCGTCACCGCCCCAAAGCAACCAAGCAATGTATCCAGCACTGTCTTTTCCCCAACCCTCACCTTTTTTGTCCACCTCATGGCGAGCAAAAAAAGAATTCATTCTTTTCAATGTATCCAAAGACACTGATGTGCCGTTAGATAGATCTCTAGCACGAGCGACACCAACTTCAGTTCCGCCACGATTATATTTAGCCCGTAACTCTAATCCGCGCTTGGCGTTGGCTCGCACCTCTGCTGGCGGTGTAAAACCTGCCGCTTTATTTGCTTCAGGTTCGTTGATGTATAGTGCTGCTAATTGTTTTTTTGCCGCGTCTTCAGTTTTATGACAACCCATTACTGTTCCGTCACTATCCTTGACTACTGGATAGCCGTCACAACCGTATGAACCTTCTTTGCCAATGTGATACGGCATGATTATGCTGAATAGGTTAGAACAACTGCGCCTGCTGCTGAGGCTGCTGCTGAAATCCCGTAAATAATGTCACCAGCGCTCGCGTAAAACACTTGTGATGTTGCGTTAGCAATTGTGCGTCCGATAGTTGCACCTGAAGTTGTAATGCTGCTATCTCCAATAAAAATTGCCGCACTGTGCCCGTTGTAAACATTGATTGGAGTGTTTGGTCTAGCATTTTTGTCCACTTGGTGCAGAATTGAAACCACTGTTTGTGTGCTTGCGTTTACGTGCTTAAATGCCATGTTATTCCTCTATCCACTCTAATTTAACTTTAGATAATGCTTGCTCTAAAGACTTGCTTACTTTAGCAGGTTTTTCAGGTTCAATGATTACTTTTCCCTTGCGGTTATCAAAGCATACATTTGTTACAATTACTATGTCTTCATCTTTCATAGCAGTTTTCTCCATTCGTATTTGTCGGCAAACCAAAGGGTTGCCTTGTTTTGGGTATTGCCGTTTGTAGCAAAAAACTCTGCCCAAGCCTCTGCCCAAGCCTCTGAAGGCGCACTTTTGCCGTATAGGCTCATGGTTGCGGCTACATCTTCAGGCATTTGAGCCAAATAATCTACTTCCATATCGGGAGATTGGTGCCCGTAGGCTCTCTCTGAACTATGCCCCAATTCGTGAAGCGTTACAAACTTCATTTGATTTTCTTGTTGAGCAGGTAGATCTAGGGAAGCCACTGTATTGCGTCTAACTCTCAAAGCATTGATAGTCATATTGTTTTCAGGTTTCCAAAGTTTGAAACTGTTTGAGTATCTACCTTGATTGTATGCGGCTGAATTGATATTGCGCTTAAACTCTCCAGCAAAATCATCTGTGAATACATTTGTGTTGGTAGGAAATCTGCTTTGCATTTCTTTTACTGTTTCAACAATTATTTCTTTTTCTGCCTGCGTCATAACTACATCGCTAAGCACAATTTTGTTTCCGTCTTCATTTGTCCAAGTGTTTGTATGCCTGCGTTTGTAATTGCTTGCTTTGTTTTTTTCCTCTTTTGTAATCTCTCTGTATCCAGTGATAAAGATTGAATCAGGTTTTACGGCTACATTCATTACGCCATGCTCGCCAAGATCTGTGTAGTCAGAAAAATCAGGTGATAGAAAACAACGACAATGAGGGTGCGCTGGAGGTTGTAAGTGTCCTGAAGGAAATATGCCTTGACCAATACGAACTATCTTTCCGTTGTTGGGTTGGCAAACCTCGCAAGCAACAGATCCTCCTCCAACTGTTAAAACAGTAGACCAACGCATTTTATCTACACGCGCTTCTTTGTATCTTTGAATTGCGGCAGCGTTCATAACGCGACTACCTTCAGTGATAGCAATTGTTAATGCTCTAGCAGGATTGGATACTGCTTCATTGATAAGTTTTGCCGCCCTTGTCGGTGATAAACCTAACTCAACACTGTCTGCGAGCGCAGTGCCAATTCTTTCAATGCCTGTCCTATCCATTCCTTTAATCTCAACACCAGCGCCGTCAAGTATGTCTTGAAATGCTTTTGGTTTTCTCAACATCAACGCTGTTGCTTGATCTCCTGGATTCCAAGTGCTCCAATCAATGGTTGCTTGCGCGTCTTTCAAAGCCTCTAATTCCTGTTTTAAGGTTTCTGTCGCACTGGCGTATCCAGTAACCCATGCCTCTGCCCATAACCTAGTCAATGCTTGTAGTAATGGAGCGTTATCAAATCGTAAATTAAGAAGCGCCCATGCTCTTGCTCTTGCTCTGTCCTGAGTTAAATTACCTGAAGCGTGAGGTTGAGTTTTGAGATATGTTTCAAAAACTCTTTGAGCATTGATTGATTGTCTAAGTGCCGCTCTAATCTTGACTGCATTTCTAGCAGCAATGCGCCCGTCTGCCTCATGAGCGCCCCAATTCATGTTAGATAAGCCTTAGCCAATGCCTTTGCTGTTTCAAGATCTCCGTCAAATGCGCAACGATTAAGTGCTTCGCCAACAATTGGATCTAAGGTCTTAAACTCAAACAACCTTGCTCGCTTGCCTTTGCTTGCCCATTTCATAAAGGCTTTAACTTCAGAGATTGTTTCAACTGAGGTTTCTTCTTCAACTTCAGGCTTGATTTCCTCCTGCGGTTGGGTTTGCTCTGTTGGCGTTGCCTGAGATCCTTCAAGTGTAGGCGCTGTTGTTAATTGAGCCGCATTGATAATGCCGTCAGGTGAGAACAAATACATGCCTGATCCGCCTACAAGTATTGGCATATCTGCTTGCGGTGTATCAAGTAAAGGCAAACCAAGTTCAGATCTACGCTCATTGATTGTCTTACCGCCTGAAGTAACTTCAATCTGTGATTTACGAGCATTGGCTTCATTGTCCAAGCGTCTTGAAGTCATGAGTTTGAACTCTAACTCTCTTGGCATTTTTAGATATGTGTATGAAAGGTTAGTTAGCATTTTGCTAATCCAATTTACAAGCGGTTGAGATCCAAGCGCCTCTGCTGTATCTGCTCTACCCTCTTCAAATCCAGCGCCACCTAATCCACCTTTAGGAGCAAAACCAATTTCATTTGGTTGAACGCCAAAGTGTCCGCAAATTGAAGTAATTAAATAATCGTCAAGCGTGTCTTTGAACTTCTCTCCGTATGTTTCCATTCCAATTGGAGTAAGTCCTGAAGGCAATAATCTTGCGCGTTTGCGTTGCTCTGTCTGTCCTGCTAGATCGTCATTGAGAATGTTCTCATACGCTCTTAACAAATCAGGATTGGTGCCCCACTCAGCGTCAGTAGTGAACATAAGTTCAGGCATAACTCCGTCAGTGTATTCCGCTCTGATCCATTGTTGTCTGCGTAAGTAAATATCTGCTAGCGGTAATGCTCTTTCAACAGGTGAGTATCCGTAAACAGATGTAGTTCTGCGGTTGCGGATTAAATATGAAAGATCGTCAGCAGTAAATTCTCCGTCTGCTTTTGGGTCATCATCATTGGCGCTGAACTCTGCTCTTGGGAAGCCGTAAAGTATTTGTTGATATGCGGCTGAAGGCGGCATTGGTCGCATACCACGATCATCTAGCAATGGTTTAATTGTAGATCCGTCAAGTATTTGAAATCCGTAAAGATCTCCACCGACAGATTTCTGAGGCCATATTGCCCAAGCGTCAATTACTAGGATTTCTTCAAGTGCTGTCATAAGCCAATCACTAAAAGTTAAACCATTTGAACGATCAGGGTTTTCCCAAAATGTTCTAATGCGATTTATTTCATCAGTGTATTCAACTCTTGCTTTCGCCATTGCGCGCACATGATCGCCTCCACTTTCTGCGGCAATTTTTTCTGAAGCGTCTTGCGCTAAAACAATGTCCCATTCTAATCCTGCTACTTTTGCTTTTGTTACTTCAACGCACCTTCTTAAAATATCAATTTGATCTGCCGCTGCTCGTAAAGTTTTGAAAGGTGTTAAACGTGTTTCAGTAATGTTAATGTTTTGCGCGACTTGATATTCATATCTGCGTGGATCTGGTCTGCCGTCTGGTCTTAATGGATTGATAGCACCTGGAGTCATTGGAGTACCTGGACCAAATGGCACCATTGCTAGCCAAGGATTGCGTGATAATGGAACACTGTTGCCGTATGACTGACCAATAGATCCGCCTGCGCGATTGCGCATTTCTACTTCGGTCATTGTTGTAGCGCCTGCGGGTAAATTCCGCTTTTCAATTTCGCCTGCTAGTAGTGCTTTAATGATTCGGTCTCTAAGACCCATGTGAATCTCCTCTTGTTGATAGCCCTTATCCTACGGCTGGTGTAATGATAGCGCTTCCGCACTTCAAACATACTGGACTTGTCTTTGGATTAGGTAATCCGCACTTTTCGCAAAAGTTTGCTATTGCATTGAAATAATTTGCGACATTTTGAGTTGCTAGTAGATCTTGAAAGCCCTGAACCATTGCGTCAAGCCTGTCAGGTGAATCAGGCATATCGGCTGTCCAATTAGTCATTTGATCTTCAAGTTGAGCAAACTCTCCAATGTGATGAATACGCCCTTGTTCATACATTGCGGCAACAGGTTCAGCGCGTAATCTTTTACCGACATGCGCTCGCACTTCCCGTATAGGCAATCCTTGTTTGACCTGCCTCAATACTGAAGCAACCATATCTCCACCTTGATTGACTTCAACCAAAATGCTATCTGCTTTGTGATCTTGAAACACTTGAACAACCTTGCTTGCCCAATCCAATGGCGATCCTCTAAAAGAATAATCAGCCAATACATATCCGTTGCCTTGCGTGTCTGATCCGCAAACAATGATTCCTGTTTCATCACTATCAGCGTTGTTTGTTACCGCAGGATCTACTGATACGACAATTCTTGCGAGCGCTGGCGCTTTTTGTAGTCTGTTTCTTTCAATAACTCCTCTTGTCCACAATGCGCCTTCTACATCGTCAAGTATTTCTCCGTATAACTCTTGTCTGCCTAATCTTGTGCCGTGATACCTAGCCTCTAATTCAAGTAATGCTGAGGGTGCTAGGTTTGCCGCATTGTCAAATGTTGATCCTCTAGTAATTGCCACTGATCCGTCATTACGCCCTGCTAAAGATCTAATCAATGCTGTTGGTCTAGGTGTTGTTGTTACTACAATGCGTGGCTTTTCTCCTAAGCGCATACCGAATTGAAGTTGATCCCAAGCGTCTGCGTATCTGTATGCCGCTAACTCGTCACACCAAGCGCCATGGTGCTGTGGTCCACGGAAGCGATCAGGCTTGTCTGCTGAAAATAATTTGATTTGACTGCCGTTGTTAAGGTAGATCTCACCCATTGACCTGTTCCAACCTTTATCGCGCAATACTTTGTATCTGCGTAAAATCGCTAAAACACCTGATTCACCTTCAACGCAGGTATCTCTTGCGTCACCATAAGTTGGAGCAACAATTGCCCAGCGTGTATTGGGTTGTCTTATAGCCTCCCAGCAAAGCCACTCTGCCGCAGTTCTTGTTTTACCAGCACCGCGCCCAGCCATGTATAACCAAATGTTCCAATCACCTTCAGGCGGTAGTTGTTCCTTCCGTGCTAGTTCCTTTCTCCACCTCCACCGTGATGCTTTGATCCAATTCGTTAAGTTCTCTGATGATTCGTTCAATTTCGGCGTCAATAACTCCTGCGTCATAATTCACCACCTCTGCCTGTATTTTTGTTGGTGCGTCTAATCCGAGCAATTTTGCTCTTTTATCTATTACTCGCAATATGAAGTCTGCTGATCTCACATTGCCGTCTACTGCGTCTTTCCAAAATGCTCTTTGTAATCTGTCTAACCTGTCTAGTTCTGCGTTGCGTAGTTCTTTGACAGGTTGATCAAACACCCTCGCCATTGCCCTCTGATAAGCCTTGTAAGCGCCTCCAGCGTTGCTATATCCAACTACCTGAGCAATACCCTCCCAAGTAGCGCCAGTGCGCCTTAATTCAACAACCTGCGTCTCACGCTTGATTAACTCTAACTCTTTTTCCTCTTTGTCGCTCATGTTTTCCTTATCGTTAGGAAAAGATTACATGATTCATAAGATCTGCGCCACGCTCAGGTGATAGCCCTGAAGGTATTTCAAATGCTTTGAACAATGAAGCAAGGTTGCGGTGTTTTGTTTCCCTTCCCTTGACCCATGTTTCATTTTGATGCTTACCAGTAAGTTCAGATCTTTGTCGCCTTCTTTCAGCGCAAAGTGCAGGCTCAGTGTTCAGATAAAACAAATGAAATTCGCCAATTGATTGTGCTAATTGAAAAAATCTTCCGTTGGCAAGCCTGTCGCCTTCTCCGTATATCAGATCTGTTTGAACTGTTGGTAGCCAAGGTTCTATTGAAACAATGGCAGTGTTGCCTAGTGTATCTGTGCCTCCAAAGGCAGGTCTAAGCCAACCAAGTGATATTGCTTTGCCATGAGGAGTGTCGTGTGTTCTATATTTGATTGGATCTTCAACCTTTGCTGTTTCAATCCAAGTTTTTGTAAATGCTTCAGTTAAAGTAGTTTTGCCAGCGCCAGGTGCGCCAATTAAATAAATTACCTTCACGATTGCCTCCGTTATCTAATAAGGATCTTACCTGTTTCTTTGTATGCCTTCAACCTTGCTTTGTCTACACCTTCCCAACCCATTTTCTCCCCCAAGTATCTATGTGGGAACACATTTGATCGGGCTTCTAGAGCCAATTCTGTCAAGCCATTTGGTTGCCGTTTTATCTCCTCCAGCATGGCGTCCAAATCTTCGCCAATGTAGTAAGTGCCTTTGATTAACGACTTCAATGCGCAGAGAGATGTTTCTGCCTCTTGTAGCCTTGTTTGAACTCCTTGTTCAGCCAATTTGTCTATCAAATTCAATGACACTTTATCTAAGTATGCGATCTCAGAAGGTCTGTTACCTGAAGGTAATCCTGAATAAAGGTAGTTCAATCCTGCTCTTGGACCAGTGCTGTTGGCGTGACCCATATCAGGCGCTTCAACGGGTAGATCGCAAACAAATCCAATCATCTCTACAAGTTTGTATGAAGCCCACCTGCCGTTGCCGTATATTGTTTCAAGCGGATCAAGCATTGCCGTCCAACTCTGTTGGGGTGTATCTCGTATGTATTTTGATAACCAAGTGTGCAATCCGCCATTGTTCTCAGCAATAGACACAACTGATTCAAAATGTTGTTTGAGTTTGCTAGGTGTGCGGTGATTTCTACGCTCAGTGTCGCAAGGTAATTTCAATAGATCCTCTGAAGGCACTGCTGGAGATCTGACTTGATCGTAGCAAGTTAGCCCTGAACCAAAATCGTAATAAGCAACATAAACATGGCACAACCACGCTGCTTCATCTTTGTTTAAGTCAAGTAGTCTTGCTATTTCTTTCAGCAGTGGATAGATTGGATCAAGTTCGTTGGCGTCAACCATTGCTTGATGTAATTCAGCGTAATCTTGCCAAACTGTCATTTACCTTTACCGAGAACGGGCATATCTACTTCGCCTTTGAGCGCTCTAGCCATGTTGTCTTCACGGGCAGTTCTGCTCTCTCTTGCTTTGGCTGTTTCGACTGCGTAAGTAAAACAATCTTTCAATCCTCGTAATGCGTAATAAACAATTGAATATCTATATGAATCAGCGCTTTTAGGCGTCATTGGTGTTACACCGTGAACATATTTGTATCCAGCAAAAAAAGTCACCCAACCATCGCGGCATGAGCAAGTAAAATTGTATTCAGGCAAAGTAAGGTATCCGCCTTTCATTTCTTTGCGAATAACTGGCATGGCTGACCATGTAGCAAAGTTGAATCCATCTCTGTGATAAGGAAGCGTTGAAGCCTTGTTGACAACTCCTGAAGTCCATAATGCGTCATCAGTCAATCTCCATTCATCTGCTAATCCTGCGTCAGCAAGGTTCTTTTTGTCTTGTTCGTACAAATCAGGCGCAAACTCTTTATACATCTTGGCAAACTTCTCTGCGAAAGCAACCAATACTGCGTGTTCTTCAGGTTGTTCATAAGCCAATGATGTTGGTCGGCAACTTTCTCTGCGTTGAAATACTTTTCTTGGCGCCATGCCAAATGTTCTTGATTTGTTTTTCAAACCTGTTGATTGACGGATTGTTTCTCCGTAATTGATATTTAACACTGATGCTCTAAGTAGTGATACTTCTTCCTCCATTGGGAAATAGACAAACACAATTTCTTCAGTATCTTCATCTATCCAAATGCCTTCGTCAATACATGTTGGCTCGTAGTCAGGCACAGTGGTTCCAACTAAAGCAGTTGCGTCTTCTTCAGACATAACTCTTTTAATTTTGTATACAGGCAGATCAGATAATTTCATGAGGGCATTTTTCCCCAGCAACATCTTCAACCAGTTTCAATATGGCTTCAGCATTGCTGTTTATTTTGTTATTGGTTCTATATTCTATCAATTTATCTACAATCCAAACATAGGTGTCATTGTGATAATCGCACATGAGCATACGGGTTGCCTTGTTAATATACCTTTCAGCGTAATCTCCCAATGAAGGTATAAACCTTGTGCCTGATTGACCTGTTTCGCCTGCTTCAAGTGAAGCAAAATATGTTTTGTGTTCTAGGGAAGGCGCAGTAGCCTCATCAATTTTCGCTTTAAGATCGTCATACTCGTCAAATGTGTAGCCTGATCCTTCAAGCGTGTCCATGCTGTCTAGTAAATCTGCTAAAACAATTTTGTCGTATTCGCCCATGTCAGACGCTCTGTTGTCTATGGCTACAATTTTTGCCGCAGTTGTATCATCAACATCTACATAAACAACATCAATGTCTGACCAACCTAATTGTTTTGCCGCTTTGAAAGTGTGATTACCGGCAAGTATTTCACCTGTTGATTTGTTCACTGTGATTGGTTTATATTGTCCGTATTTGGACAATGATTCAGCAATCAGATCAACATTACCCTTGCGTGGGTTGTTGCGGTATTCTTTCAGATCTGTGACTTGCGCCTTTGTAATCTCCATGAGATCACTTTACGCTTAATTTCAACCTTGCGTCAAGTAGATCATCTACGCTGTCTAACAGGATCTTGCGCTTTTGATAGGACAATCTGTTGCCGTATTTGTCTTCAAGCATATTTTTAAGGTGGCGTAAAGCCTCATCAATTTCTTGAACTGTGATCTCTGCTTCAACGATTATCATGAGACAATTTTACAAGGTTTTGCGCGACTTCTTTGATTTAGAAATTACTGGTTGTTTTTCTAATTCAGCCAGTAGTAATTCTTCATAGTTCTCAATTTGAACAGCCAAATCATTGAAGCCACGCTTACGCAGACTTGCGGCAAACAGGTTTAACGCGTGATTAACTCTTGGTTTGTCTAACAACACGATAATACCTCTTGGTTTCTCTCTTTAATCGAAATGCTTCAACATCTAGCGCACGATAATACACACTGCGACCTTCTTTTTTTACCCACACCAATTGCTTGCGGAATTGAAGTTGTCGCAGGTTGTTAAGCGTTATACCTAACTTCGCTATTACCTCGTCAGATGTTAATAGATCCGAATCTACCACTGAGGCATATCTTTCTTTGGTGACTTAAATTGTGCTTTTGGGACAACCCCAATCTCTGTTGCCGTGATCTCCAAACCAGTCTTTTCTGCGCCGTCTTTAGCCGTATAGGTTGATTGTTTAAGAGTGCCAGTGACAACTACTTTGTATCCTTTGGCGATAGAATCAACTACTGATTCAGCGCGCTCGCCCCATTGTGTAACTCTGAACCACATTGTTTCTCCGTCAATCCAATCATCACCCTGTTTTTGTCTAGGTGTGTAAGCCAAAGAAAATGAAGCAAATGCTGTGTTGTTTTTTGTGAATTTCAATTCGGGATCTGTTCCGACATTTCCCGTTACCGTAATGTTTGCGCTACTCATTGTTGCCTCCTTGTAATGTAATTAGACTACCATCATTTTTTAATAACACAATTGCGCCGTCAGGTCTAAATATTGGGTGTTCTTCAGGATCTTTCCATGAAGGCACCATGTAGCCCTTATCTTCAGCCCAACTTGGATTAACGTGGATACTGTTTGTATTTAAGTTATGGCAACCGTGATGAACTTTAATGAGATTAGACACTGTGTCTTTGCCTCCTCTTGATTTCAATTTGCGGTGGTGAAGCGCCATGCCTTCCTGAGCAGGTAATCCGCAAACCTCGCAGTAATACCCTGCCCTCTGTTCTACTAGCGCAACAATTGATTTATCAATCATCATCTTCCCACTCATCAGGATCTACGCTTGGAATAGTCACTGTGAGAGGAAGTCCGAAAGGTGATGTTGTACTAATACCAACCAACCCCTTTCTTATGTTGTTTCAACCAAAATGCCCATGCCTCACATGGAGATCCGTACCTGTGCTTAATGTAATCTAAGCCCCTGTTGATCTGCAAATGCGCTGGCAGGTCAGGCGACAATCCCAGTACTTGGGGTATGCCTCCAGCCTGTTTGCCGTTGATCTTAATTTTGTTTTGTGCTTTTGGACGCCAGTTACTTTCTTTAGTCCAAAGTTGTTCAAGGCAGGCAAACTGCTTTGAATTACCTACGGCAATTTTTGCGTATTGTTTAGGCGGCAACATACTTACCTTAAAAGCAGGCGCTTGTGCTTGAACTGGAGTTGCTAACCCGATTCCTACCGCTAATACGGCTGCTAAAAGGAATTGAGCAGTGCGCTTAACTGATTACTCCTTGCGCGCCTTTCTACAAACTTCGCAAAGTTTTTCTCCGTAGTGCCATGCGCCGTGTGCGCAACGATTTATCATGTTGTCCATTATCTCCCCTATCGGTTGGTTATCGGACATGATCATTTTACGGCAGTTCTTGGGTTCCAAGCGCCGTAAATATCTTACTGTGCTGGTTGCCATTAGGCTCGTTTAACACGACACGCCGTATATGAGCGTTGCCATGATCAATGTATTTGTTGTATTCAGTGATTGCGTCAAACGCATTGTCGTAACTTGTAACAATGTATGAATCGTCATCTAACACACTAATTGTGAATAAATAATCAGACATAATCTTTTTCTTGTCGGTAACGCACAGCATGGTTACACTGCGGACAATTAACGCGTTGATCAATGTTTCCCCAATCATCTGTCATCAAACTAGCAATGAATACTGCTTTGCAATTTTTTTGATCGTCTTCGCAAGATCCGCACATTTCTGCGCAAACAATTTCAACTTCAACTTCCTCTGCGTAGATTCCTGAACCCATCATGCTCATTCTGCGCCTGCCGTCTGAGCAATCACTGTTTTGAACACTGCGTTGTTAGCGTTGTGCCACATATCTTCAATGTTAAGATTGGCTATGCGTAGCACTTCAGCCATTTGCGCTTCGTCATTAGACAATGCCGCGCCAGTAAATTGCGCGCCTGTTTGGTGTAAAAACAACTGCACTCTTGGATCTACGCTCATATTAAACCTTTCATAAATCGGTTAAGTTCAGTGTAATTAAGTTTGTTGCTCAGATACACATAACCTTCTGATGTTTTCATGCCAGTTAATCCGTATGCCTGAACAAACCCTCTATACAAATTCTTGCTTTTCATGTTTTTTCTAACATAATCTACTGCCGCCATATATAGGTTGTAATCATTGGATATGTTTAACGCAACACTCCAAGTTTGACGATTAGTCCAACCTTGATAGTCAGACTGATCTACTTCTTTGACTATTGAAGTCATGCCTTCCTCCTTTGTCATTTGGTTGTTTTAGCCACACTAGCCACATTTGAAATTACTCCGTATGCGTCTAATGACATTTGTATTTCTTTTGCTACCTGTTGCTTTGCTAACTCATTGAGCATTGATGTTGAAGTTGTAGCAGTGCCTAATGAATCAATAAGTTCTTCACTAAGCCAAACATCAACCTCTGCTCTGAATCTAATTGACAAGTGCCACCTCTGGTTTTTCTCCTACCTTAAAAGTTCCGTCAGGCTTGCACCAAATATAAGGTAGGTCAATTGGTTCAGTGAAAGCGCCGTAGTAAATTGGATCTTTGCGTCTGAGATTAGATCTATGACTAATGTGTAATGGCTCATAACCAATCCACCAAGGTCTAGCGTCAGACCAGCCATTGAATTCAGCCTCAAATCGGGCGTAGAGCGTGTCTTCGAAGCCTCTTTGCTTCCACTCCAAGCAGATCTCCAAGCCGTACTCAATTAGTGTCTGTTCATGCCCTTGCCACATTACTGTCGCTGGGTGATTGACCCAACCTTTGGTTTCTCCTCGTAATGCTCTAAGGATCTGCCAAGCCTCAACACGCTGTTTGCCTAATCGTTTATCGTCAAGCACGCTAGCAGTGTGTTTGAAATGCGCGTATGGTAGAAAAGTCTGCATAATCTAAATCCTTCCTGATTTTCTTAAAAAAATCTAGTGCCTACTGAGTTCGTAATGATCTGCGCATAAAAATTTGCCGTAAAAAATGTTGGTTGCTTTTTCTTGGCAGACTGTGCAAACTTCTTTTGTTATATCTACTGGTTTGTATTCAGACATTGGTCATTTCCTTTGCGTGTGCGTGATACCAAGTAGTACCCCAATCAAGTGTGCGTTCATTAAAAGTGTAGTAATACTTTTCTTTGTGTAGCCAGTGGCAATTAGGATCTGTGTTGCCTGATAGCAGTGTGATCCTGTAATAATCTCTGCCGTCAATTGGAAGCACCCTCAACACAATGCGTTCTTTGGGTATGCCTCTGTTTTGAAGTTCTTGTATAAAATCGTCAATGTCGTATTTGCGCAAACCTGAAGGTGTGCGATCACAACCTTGTAAATTGCCTGAATAACACATTACTTGCCTCCAATGGTTGATGGATAACATTTGTCAATACTGCCCCAGCAATATCCGTCACCAACCCAGTTGATATGCGTAGCAAGTAGGTAGATTACTGCGGCAAATCCAATCCAAAACAATATGCGAACTGCTGTTCTAATGCGGTAGTAGTTTGTTGATCTCATTGTTTGACCACTGTTTCGCATACATTGAAGGATTTTTCCATTTGTTGAGCCAACGCAGGTGTTACACCTGATTTACTGGCTATGGCTTCGCCAAACTTGATGAATGTGTCTAGCAGTATTTCCATTTGATCTTCAGTGATTACAAATGTTTTCATAAATCACCCATTTCTGCGTCAGCCATGCGTGTTATACCTGCGTAGCGTGTTGTATCAATAGATATGTCTGCACACCATAGGCAAACTTTGCCGTATTTGTTAGCAAACCATTGATTGTCGTATGCCTCAGAACTTGCTGTTTGGCACTTCAAGCAGTTGTATGTTTTCATTATGCGTATATCTTTGTTTCAATTGTTTTGGTTGGATCTATTGCGATCCATTTGCCGTGTAGGTTGATATAAGCAGTCACTTCTTTCTCATCTAGAATGTACAAGTATTGTGCGTCAATACCGTCATTCTCGGTATACCAAACCTGATCGTGAGTATGAGATTGAGCAACTGAATGCTCTGAGATGTTAAATGAACTCCAGTGATTACTTAACATGTAGTTTCTTGCATCAAGGTATGTGTTGCCTGCTACCCAATGATTTTGAATACAACGCTTAATTGCTGGAAGCATTGCCTCTGTGTAGCCGTCATAATGAACAAAACGGGCTTTGTAGCCTGTTGGTGTTTTTACTCCGATGAGTGCGTGTGTGCTCATTTTAGATCCGTGCCTTTCGTTTTTGAAGTTAGTATCTCTAACTTCATAACCTAAATCTTTCCTGATTATTTACTAAAAATCTAGCGACCCGCCAGCAAATAAAATAACTTTTTGATAACTTTTTTTCAATGTTTTCTCCAAGTTATAGATACATAATTACTAACCAAAACATAATCGCCACTTGCTTCGTCAATCAATTCTTGATAATCAGTGCCAATGTTAATTAAGAATTGTCGTGCCAATAAATATGAAGCGTAGTTACTGAACCAATACGCAAACAAATGGTTGTAGTGAATTGGGTGTTTGCTTGAAAATCTGCGTTGTTGCGCATGCCATTGTTCGCCCCATGCCATTGATACATCATGAAGTAGTTCGAAGTCTTCTTCCGAAATTAACATGCGCCTTCGCTTCCTGCTTTAGAAGTGTGGATCTTGATAAGGGTTTTGTGAGCCCACTCTTGCGCTCGCCCAGTATGAATCTGCTGATTCTTGAAATCTAAGTGCGCCATGATGTTGTAACCAGCAATCATTGCAAACTGGATCTTTGTGAATAAATGTGCCGCCCCAAGGTGTTTCAATTGTTTCAGTTTTGTCTGACTTGATTTTGGGTGTTTTGTGTTGTGAGCAAAGAATTGGATAAGCCAACATTTTGTCGCGACCATCTAACTTGATATATTTGACTTGACCAGCGCGCTTACCTTCTTTAAAGCGCACTACTTCAGTGACCACTGCTGAGTATGAATCAGATCCAACTGAGTATGTTGCTGGATCGCCAACCATGATGTCTTTGTCTGCTATGTGTAAATACTTGCCCCACCACTCAGGGTTGAAATTACCTTCAGGCGCAGGAATTGTGCGACCTGTTGTGTCATTGATTGTTATTGAAGTCATTATTTCACCTCCTTGTTTACGCATGGAAGAACTTTGATACTATCAACTGCCTCTTCAAGATCCATGCTGCCTTCTTCAAGCATGTCTCCAAACAAATCTCTTGCGGCTTGTTCAATTGTTGAAAAATTGCCATACATGTGCCAACCTGGTGTGTTCAACTTTTTAGTTATATCAGTGCACCATGCGGCATGTGCCTCATCTGTTCCTGAAACATCTGCTTTGTATACGATTGTGATTGTCATTATTTGCTTACCTCCATTTTGAATAACACATTGGATTCAAATTGTTTTGCGCATTCGTTGCCAACTGCCCACCAGCCCATATATCCAGCGTCTTGTGAAGCGTTGTAGTTAATGCCGTCTTGTTGGCGGATTTCGCCACCTTTGATAACCTCAATAAACCAAGGGTTTGATCCGCACTTGCGACCGCATTGAACGCAGTAGTTGGCGTCAATATTGTTTCCTTTTGGATCAACAAATGCTGGTTGATTGCCTGCTTGAATTTTTGTAGTCATTATTTGGTTACCTGCTCACTGTTGCAATTAGAGCAAAATCTGATTCTCATTTGTTTTGTTTCATTTGTTTTGACTGCTGTCCAAAATTTGCTTTGGCAGTTGTAGCAAAACACTAGACGATCTACAAACGCTAAAACTCTTGTATTTACAAGGTTTTTTTGGGTCTTATCCACTTTAGTGCCTTTCGGTTTTTGAGATCGGGCGATCTCAATAACCTAAATCTTTCCTGATAGTTTGTAAAAAATCTAGAGGCGCGCCAACATATTTTGATAACTTTTTGATAACTTTTTTTACAACTTTTCAGCCATTTGTATTTCAACACATGGCGATTCTCCGTATATTTTTACCGCTTTAATTTCAGTTACTTGTGCGTCATCTTTATACACTACTGCGGTCAGCCCGTCTAACACTGCGCGTATTAATTTATCTAAGTCAGGCGGCACTGTTGGTTCTGCTCTTGTTACTGTTCTTGGTCTTGCAAACACAAACACCATTGTTATTGCAATTGGATTTAAGGAAGGCTTTGCCCCAGCATGTTTAGCGGCAAGTGCTACTGCTGATCGCCATGCGGCAAGCGCAGAACCTTGCGAATGGATTATATGTCCATTTATGACTTTCATAGATCCTTGTGGAATCGGCTGTCCGTCTACTCTGAATTGAATCACATAACTATTCTAACCAGTCCTGTAACAATTTCATGTTGATCGTGTCCTTGTGAATCAATTACATACATATCACATGTTCCCAATTTGTCGGGTGTGTCTACATATTTCAATGTATATTCTTGATCTCTAATTAGAATACGATCACCTATTCGTAATCTTTCAGGCTGGGTGTATATGCTTTTATTCATTTCACCTCCAATCAAGTGTAATGATTACAATAAGTGTAATCTAATTAAGTGATTTATGCCACCTTTTCGGACAAATGCGACACAATTCTTAAATCTTCATCATCAAGCCAATTTTCAGAAAAACCTGACTCACTCACAATGATTTGCCAATAGTCTTAATTAGCATTTCTTTTATGTGCTGAGGTGCTGGCACTGCCCTCTGCCTTGCTTTCTCATCTTCAATCTGAGCAAGCCTGCTTTTCTCTCTTTCGCGCTCAGACTTGATACGAGCCCACTCAACTTCTTTAGCCTTCTTTTCCTCAACTGATAACTCTCTTGGAGGTAATGGTTCATCTGCCCACCTGCCAGCGTTTAGCCATGTTGAGGCATGAGCAGTATACGAAGGGTGCCTGTTAGGATCTGAGGCATACTGATTCGCACCGCTAATTAGAACTTTAGGATCAACTCCTGAATTGACTGCCTTGTCCCATGCCTTCAATGCGGCTTGCTTTCCTACCTTGATTGGATAAGCCTTCCAAAACAAATCGAAGGGTGTTTCTAAGGGAGGTTCTAAAGGAAGGTTCTTAGGTCGTGAAAGTCGCCCCGTATCAGGCGTGAAAGTCGCCCCGTCAAGGTTGTCTGCGTCGCCCCGTAATATACGGGTAGTCGCTTGGTCGCCCCGTAATGTTTTCAGGTTAATCGTATATTTGTGGGGTCTGCGATCATCTCTACAATTAGCAGATCCTCCACCATGTTTTTCGACAAGCAGAAACTTGGTTTTTACGAGCGAATTGACAGCGCGTTGGATAGTTCTAATGCTCAAACTAGCCTTCTTTGCCATTGTTGCTTGTGACGGCCAAGCCTCAGTGCCTTCATCGTTAGCATGATCAGCAATTATCAACAACACCATTTTTTCAATTGTTGGTAATTTGGTCTGCCACACCTCCGACATCAATCGTATGCTCATAACACTCCTTCAGTTGATCCAATGTAATGCCGTACTGCTCTAACGCCAACAATGCTCTTGATCTTTGAGCAGGGTATTTGTCAGGTTGTTCAAATGATTTTCTCTCCATTGAGGTAAGACCTCCCCATACGCCGTATTGCTCATGACGGATGGCGTATGTGAGGCAATCCTCCCAAATTGGACATTTTGCGCAAATGGATCTAACAGCGTCAATGTAAGGATAGGCATTAACATTCCTTTCCTCCTCAACCCTGTAAAACAGATCTGTGTACACACCTCTGCATTCAGCCTGATCCCAATTTACTTCTGCGTAGAAGGGCAACCAATTTCTCCTGTCGGATCATAATATGAACAATACCTGACGCAGAAGAACTTGCTTTCTTCAGGCGCTGGGGCAGGTTGATCATTAGCAACAATTGATTCTATCTCCTTCAACCACTGAATACCGCGCTCTGCCGTTGGCAAGTCGTAGATTTCTTTGTGAACTCTAATATCAGCCATTTCACCGTCACGCGGTATAGCCACCAGTGCTACTTCATTGACCTTGTATCCATTTTTCTCCAGTAAGTAGCCGTAGATCTGAACCTGCCACCTTTGTTGCTCTGACGGGAAATAGCGCAGTGACTTGACTTTGGTAGTTTTCCAATCAACAACCAATCCCAAATCTTTAATAAATAAATCAACATGACCTTTTAGACCTTCATGCTGGACTTCTTTTTCAATGATGAAATTGTCGCCAAATGGATCTTCACGCCTTATAGCCTTCTCAATGCCTGAGTGAATAAATGTTCCAAGTATTGCCGCCAGTGATTCAGTGTTGTGATTTGTTTCAGGTGTTTGTTTTAACTCATGCCAAACCTGCCTGCGACAACCACCAATACTGCTTGGTCCAACTTCAACCTGTTGCGATCTTGACCTGTTAGCGTCAAATGCTTTTAATGATTTGACCAACATATCGTTAAGATCAATCATTTATGCCTCATACAATAATTTGTAACTCGTATGTTTTCAACAAACACAGGAAATTGTGTAGCGCAATGATCACATGCGACCCAAATAACTTTTGCTTTTTTGCGATAAAAAGGATTGCGTATTCCTATCATGATATATCCATGCTGGTGCGCACTGACGTTCCAATTGATCTAGCAATATCAACCTGAGTTCTAATGCGTGAAGCATTTGCTCTTGCCGCACGCACCAGTGCTTCAGCCGTTGCCATTTTCATGTGCAATTCCTCTGCTGATACAAGTGCCATGTCTGCTTTATCTGAAACAGTTAATTTCATTTCTTGTTTGCCTGCTAAAGATAATCTGCCGTGAGCGAGCGCCAATTCATACTTTGCCTTAACAGTGAAGTATTGATTCTCTGCCTCTGATAGATCCTTGTGAGATTGATCCACTTCACGCGACAAATCGCGCAACCTTTGTTCAATCATCTGAGGAGTGACAACATTATTCATTAGCCATTTCCTCCTCATCTAACTCGGTGACGCTTTCAGCGATATCTGCCATTGTTGGCACTGCTCTTAATTTGTTACGCTTTTCTACATCTAACACTTTCCAAGCGTCTTTGGCAATATCAAACGGGTCAGGAATTAATTGGTAGCCAGCATTTTCTAATGCCTGTCCGCATGCAATAGGGTCAATGTTCAATTCTTGCGCCAACCTTGTAATTGACACCTGTTGGTGATTAACCGCAACCATCCAACCCATACTTGGTTCAAACTTCTTATTTTTACTCACTCCAACTCCATTCTTTAATTAAGCCCATTTCCTCTAATCTCAATAATGATTCACAATTAAGATCTGTCTTGATGTCGTCAATGTGAACGCCTGCCGACAATTGCATTGTAAGTATCAATTTGCCTTTTTTGCGTTCAGCAATTGCTCTACCTCCAGCAAACTCAGGGGTCACATACACAGATGATTTGTTGCGCCTTTCTTTCAAGCGCACAAGCCTGCCTGCTTTATTCAATACCGACAATGCGCCTGATGAAGTGCCGTGATGCCAATTAGTAATTTCAGACAATTCATACCAAGTTAAACCGCGCATGCCTTGATGTCTAACATGCGTGATAGTTTGGTTCTGTCGTAGTTTGGTTTCACCACTGCGGTCAGCCGTAATAGCGCGTTCTCTGCTCGTTTCTGATCCTGACCAACCTGATGTTCCAGCATAAGGCAAAACAGGAAGGCTTTGCCAATGTTTTTTGTATCCACTCATGCTTGATTGTTCTCTGATATTTCAGTGGCACGCTTATTGAATATATCTTTTAATGTTGTGCCATTGATAGGTAAATCTCTAATATCGCCATGTGTATCCCAAAGTTTGCGCAATTGCTCTAAATCGTCAATGGTTGGAATCAGCGTCATAAGATCTTCAGCAACCTTAATTTCCTCTGCTGTGTATTCGCGTTTGGTTGACACTGGCGCTTTTCTAGGTTCAGCCTGATAGCGTTCAACCTTTTCCATTTCAGTTCTGCTTGGTCGCTTACCTGCTGAAGCAAATGTACAATTCGCTAATCCGCGTCCAATTGCACTCGTTTCGCAATTTTCAAGCGCTGAAGTTCTGTTCACTGGTGAGGCACCTACTATTTCTTCAGCGTATCCAGTTGCCACTGGTGTCATGTCGTTGCGATCAAAATGGATCTCCGCTTTGACAATGAATCTGCGTTCATCATGAAAAACAAGTTCCGTCAAGATCCTGCCTTCAGGGTTAGATTTCCAGAACCGCGCCAGACGGGCTTCTACGGTTTCATAGTCACTAAGGTCAAACTTAGCCATACTGCCTTCTTTCGTTGGGGGAGCATGGTTGCTCCTGTTGCCGTCTAGTATCCCCTAAAAGATTACAAAGTAGGGGATTTCGCTCGGCAAGTCGCGTGTTTTTTTTGAGCAAAGGTGAGAAAATGAGGGTATGAGCCAATCCCAAAACCCACCCAAAGGTAGAGTAGTAATCAGTCTTCATCAGTTATATGTTGAAGTGGAACATGAAGCAAATTACCCTGACCAGTTAACTGATTTAGGCAATCGTGCGTATGAGGTATTTGTACAGGCTTTGACAATGGCTAAAACCGCTGGTTGCGATATTAGGGCTTATGAATACGATTATGATGAATACGAAGATGACGAATAATGTGCTACCAATGCGGATCTTGCGGCAGCCAACACAGTAGAACTATTGACGATTCTATTGACGAAGTTGAGGCGCTGGGTTTTTAACCCAAGAAAAAACCCGTAGAAAGGCTCTCCTACGGGTTTGATCCTTACGCTTGGGTCTTTGCGTGGAGGAGATCCAACCACACCTGTCTGCGCCCCCTGTATATCGCTGTTTTCTCTTTGTTGTAGTCTTTTGAATACGGCACTTCAAATGACTTGACCCTTTGATACAACCTGAAAGCATGTTCAGCCTGTATTTCTATTTCCTCCAATGAACAAAGATTGCTCAATACAAACTCTTTAACTGTTTCGTAGGATACTGCTGGCGATATCATCATTTCATCGCAACATTTGCCGTCATGATAGTTAAGACCAATATCACCAATGATCTTAGTTGATTTGCCTGGGCATGGTTTTCCCTTGCCCTGAGCAAACACCCATTTTCTAAAATTGGATCTTGTTTTGGCGGCAATCAAATACTGCTCTTTGGTTAATTGCTTTGACCCAACCTTGCGATTCTTTAGAGTGAGCGTAGTGTGCCCGTTCACCCATATCACTTTTTTATCCATGTTTGCCTTTCTAACCCTGAATTTCAGGATCTAGGCTAAATTCTATCTGAGTGTGTTTTAGCAAAAATTAAACTGAACACATATCCTGTTTAGATTAGTCAAGACGCGCCAGTAAATCGCAAATTTTTTTTGGTTTTAGTCAAGCCACACTTTATACGCCGCAGTTACTCTGCCTTTTACTGGATCAATAAAATGAAGTCTTTGAGAAGGTGTTGCACTAGAAGCAAGCATAACTCCTGCGTAGCGGTTGTCTGATTCAGTAGATCCTGTTTGATAAACAGATCCTTGTCCATTCGCCATAGCCCATTCGCAATGAGTATGATAATGCCCAATATACACATCTCTAAATTCCCAAGGATAAGAACCTGATCTCCATTTGTTTGCGTGTTGCACAATAGCACCTGGACTAGCAAATCCATTACGCCCTACTTCATCACCGTGAATCAACAACGCTCTGTAAGATCCAATTTCAATTCTTTGTATGTCTTCAGGACACTCCTGCCACACCAATCGCTTCTCCCCTTGAAGCAATTGGCGAGCAAGTTCATAGCACATGCGATCAAAGTTGTCTGATCTTGGAACATTGTCACGCTTGGATCCAATACGACCGTGATTGCCCCATTCCGCAACAACAGTAACTTTCTCATAATTAGCAAGTGCGAATTGAACAACATCAACGCACAATCTTGAAACATTTACATATTGCTCAAACAATGTGCTGTCTACTTCAAATGCCTGACTAGGAAAATTGAACAAACCTTCAACCATGTCGCCGCCAAAACAAATAAAAACTTCTCGCACTGGGTGATCTGCTCTTTGAATATCAGTAATGCGCACTGCTTTTGTAGCAAACTCCAATACGCGTTTTCTCATAACTTCACTGTTGTATGAAGTAGTTCTTTTTGCGCCTTGCCAATCCGTCATGTGCCAAAGAGCAACCTCTGATTTTGTTTTTCTTTTATCAGGCTCTAAAGGTGGAATTGGTTTGATAGATCCGTAAGTTAGCATTGCGTCATACGAGGCTTGATGTGTTGTTTCAACCAATTCTTCAGTACGCTCTTTTGCTTTTTTTAATTGCTTTTGTAATCTTAAAACCAACTGACGCAATTCTTTAACATCGTTGCTTTCAATTCCTTCAGGCATTTCATTAAATTGTTCTTCAAGACTCATGCTTGCCTACAATCTTATGACCAAGTTGGGTATATCCCTGCTTGTCAAACCAACTATCATTGTGTTCAGGATTAACTACGCACCTTATTGTCTTGCCAAAGTCATACATTAAAGCAACAATGTGAGGAGGAATAGCGCCAGTATTAAGTATTGCTCCCCAACCCACGCCAATACGAGTGAAATTATCATTAGCGCTTCCGTATTGCTCTTGTCTATCATCAAGTATTTGATTTAACTTTTTGGACACTTACAAGTTCCAGTTCTATGCGCCCGTATGGATTCATTACTGCTTTTGTATCCTTCTGAACGCAACGCAGTTAAAATAATATTAACTGAATATCCTTTAGCCCAAGCCTCGTCAAGTGCTTTACGCTCTTTAAGATCCAGCGAATCATAAAGCGCTTTGTATGCGCAGTGTGTACTAGGTCTGTTTCTTTCGATCAATAACTGCTCAATCTTATCCGCTAACGCCATTAGTATTCCTCCCGCGCAAACAGTATCGTAAAGCAAAAGATCCGCCAACGCAACACGCTGACGGATCTATTTTATTTCAATTTATTTTTTTGCTTTTTTTGCCTTTTCTTTTTCGATCAATTTACGAACTTCAGCGTCTGCTTTATCTGCAACAATTCCAAATGCTGAATCATTAGGATTTACTGCTCTGATCGCTGGTCCGACAACTGCCGCTAATGCTGAGATTGCCAATACTTTAGGGTCTGATTCTCCAGCAAGCGCAAGACCGCAAACTGCTACTAAAAATGATCGTGCGTACGAAGCCAATGCTGCTTTCAATTTATTGCTCATTTCCGCCTCCTATGGTCGGGCAACTCCCATTACAAGTGAGTAAGGGCGCTTTCGCAAGTATACCCCGTCACCATTTGCCTGTGAACCCTTATCTCCGCTTGAAGTGTTGCCTTCGTAAGTCCAAATGTATTTTTTGCCGTCATTTTGAGCCACAATGCCTACATGATCAGGTTCTGCGTCTTTATCAAACTGAAAAAATGCTATATCACCAGGCTGAGCCTGACCCACTGAAATTATTTTGTTGCGCTTTGCAAACCACTTAAATCCAGCGTCACATGAAGCAAATCCTTTTTTGGTTTGCGCTGATACAAGTTCGGACAATGCCGCCCTGTTGTAACACCAAGATACAAATATTGCGCACCAAGGCTGGTTATTTAATCCGTACCAAGCCCCAAATTTGTTGTCGTTATTACCTTGCTCAACATAGCCAAGTTCCGCCTTTGCCGCCTCCACTACAATCATTTTCTCTCCAATAACATTTCATATATTGCGTCTACCCGTTGTTCAAGTCTATTAACCTGATCTTTAACTGAAGATCCGCCATTTGGTTTTAATTCATAAAGGTAGTGTTTGACCAGCCACCTTACAAGCGTTGCAAAACCAGCGACAACACTCATTGCCGATACTATTAAACCTGCCCATTGCGTAGTGTTCATTTGCGCTCTTTCGAGTTATGTCCAAGTAATGATACGAACTGTTCCGTTCTTATCTACTATCTTGGCTTGGTTAGTGGTTGTGTTCAGCCACGCGTCACCTTTTCTAGGGTCAGCAGGATCTGATGTTACATTAGGAAAAGTAAATCTGTTGCTTGTTTCCAACAATCGTAATCTATTTTTGAGGTCATCAACAATTGTCTTCAAGTCAGGCGGTTGATTTATGTATGCCATGTTTTCCTAATTAGTTGTCGTAGTTAAAGTCAATGTTACTCGCTCAGGGTTGTTTTCTCCTGGCTGAACTGTAATTCCTACAATACGATAAATTGCGTCAAGTCCAGCCGTTGGAATCACGCCAGTGGTTATTGCTGGAAAACGGGAATCAGTAATAATTAACCTAGCGTCATCGCCAAGGTTGTAAGTGCCAAACACTGGCTGTTGGCTTGCTGGCACAACCGCTTTGATAGTAGTTGGAGGATACGAAATAGCGCTAACTTGCCCCACTGCCAAATTAGCCAAATAAGTGCTATCGGTCACATCTGAATAATTTGTTGTTTCTTCTAACAATGGCCAACCACTTGATATTTTTGTGGCGTCTTGCGAGGTAGCAATTAATTTGCCTTCGTTAGATCCAGCGCCCAAAGCGTATACAGTGTTAGCAGCGGCAGACCCGTCTTCAGGATATTCGTATTCGACAATGTTGCCAGCAGGTAAATTAAAAACAGGCGCACTTAAAGAAGTTGAAGAATAGACAGTTCCAATACGAGGGTATCCAAGATTCAAAGTTTTGCTTGGGTTGCCTGAACCGTCATAAGCAACATCTATGTTGAAGTCAAATCCGTCATCAGATCTAGCCAAATCTTGAATAGCCTGATAAACCTGTTTGTATTCGTAACTGTAGTAAGTTCTAGACACTAAAATACCTGATGTTTCAGTTCCGATCAATACCCCAATGTTTCCGTTAGTCGCTGATTGAGCCTGCGTAATCAAGTTACGAACTACTGCTAATTGATCCTGATTTGTAAATGATGTTGTAGAAGTTATTCGTCTGCGTTCAAAATATGATTCAAACTCTCTTGCCGTAATGTTTAACTCTTGATTAGAACTTGAATAATTACGACCCCAAACAACCCCTCCCCAAACAAGTACTCCATCTCTGTCTACATAAATTCCGTTGCGCCCTGGAATTGTTGCATTAAATACGTTTAGATCTTCTGCGTTTACGCCTGATAGCAACAAATGAGCGTTGAATGTGCCAGCCTGATTTAATTGCTGAGTAAAAGAAACGCCAGTTAAAGGTAATTCAGCAATGATTGAGTTAGTCAAGAGGTCAGCAAACAAATACCGATATGTTGTAGCCATTGCCAACCCCTTTGCTAATTAAGCAGTTATTGCTTTTGCTTCTTCTTCTGTTAACCCTAATTTGGCTAGTTTAGCAAGTGCTGAGGTTTTTGCTAATGCTTTAGCCTCTGCCTCTGCTTTTTCTTGCGCTTTACGCTCGGCGTATGCTGCTGCATCTGCTTCTCTTTGAGCAACCTCTTCGGCAGTTAATTCCACCTCTGTTTGCTCTCCAGTTTCACAGTTGATTATTAGTTTAGTTGGCATTGTTTCTCCTTATGAGTTTGATATTCCGTATAGGTAAAAGGTTGAATTAGTAACATAATTATCGCTACCATCACAAATAAACTGTAATGAAGTGATTGCAGTATTTTCCGATTTTAAACCAGCAGTAAGATTTAAATAAGCCTCAGTAGCATTATTTTCTCCAGCCCCATCTATACTTATTGATTTATAAATGGAAGTAGAAGTGTAATTAGGTAAATACAATTCCATATTGGTAAAAGTATTAGCCGTAGCATTTGCACCAACACCAGGGCCAACATAAATAATAGAACTGTTATTACTTGTAGCCGAACTACCATCTCCAAATATTGCCCTATAAGTTTGATTTGTTGAGGTTGAATTTACATTCAATTTTACAATTCCATAAACTGCCGCTGTTGTCTGCCTTGTACTAATTTTAACTAATAAATCGGTATATGTTTGAGGAATTGAAGTAAAAGTAACACTAGCAGTATTTGAACCAAGTGTTTTGCCTTCTATTAAAGTATATGTATTTGCCATTATGCCGCCGCTATTCCGTAGAGTGTAAAGGTTGAACCACTAGCAAAAAATGATAAGGGGGTAAAAAATTCTACTGCGGTGATGGCTGCTGTATTGCGCCATAAAGAAACAGTTGTATTAAC